GAAAGAAAATAGATACTTATGAACCAGATTATTATGAGGAACCATAATGTACGAAGAATTGACAGCATTTGAAAGAGCACTTGCTCGTTTTGGAGATAAAGTGCAGTATGTTGTTGGTCTGGAGATTGGCGATAAGATGTCTCCAGAAACAGCATATCAAGAAATTAAAGGAATGATGAAGGAACTTAAGAAACTGCGTAAACAAGAAAAGGAAAATTGGGAGTCTGATGTATGAAGCCAATTAAAGCAAAAGATCTTCTTGAACTTGACAACCGACTTCAAGTTGTAAAATTACAATCATATCCCATCCCAGAACAAGTAATCTGGCAAGCAGCAAAATGTGATTATTCCGAAACCCCTATTCACGAACGGGAAATTCCTTCTCCTAGTGATTGTGGTAAATGGGTTGTTGACACTCTTCTCAAATCTTCTCATTTTGGACCACTAGAACATCCATCCATTACTTTTTCTGTTTCTGGTTATGTACACAGCGTAATGGTACAGGGACGAACACATCGTATTGGTAATTCTTGGGATTGTCAATCTAGTCGCTATACAGGAAAAAGAATTCTTAAGGTGGCAAATGAAGAAATTGACATTGAAGATGTTTTTTATGTTCGTCCAGTTGGATTTTATACCAATCGTCAGGGCAAAAAATATGTATGGGAAGAGGAACATCGTCAGCGTAAATTGAGTCGTATTTTGAGTGAGTGCGAAGAATACGCTTATTATTATAATCAAGGAATGGCCGAAGAGCACATAAGAGATTATCTACCTCAAGCTATTCGCCAAAACTTTGTAGTATCATTCAATCTTAGGTCTGTTCTTCACTTTTTGGATATGAGATCCAAACTAGATGCTCAGCTCGAAATTCAGGCACTTTGTCTTCAATTTGCTGATCATCTAGCCAAATGGTCTCCTAATGTTTGGAAGTATTATGAGGAAACTCGTCTATATAAAGGAAAGATATCTCCATGATAAAAATAGAATCTTACTGCCAAAAACATATTGCAAAATGTGTTAGTCTTCATGAGTGTCTATATGTCCCATCAATTATTCTAGAAAATTAAAATGCCTATCTATCCAATTATTAATACTGAAACTGGCGAACAAAAAGAAGTTTCTATGTCTATTTCTGAGTGGGAGGAATTTAAGGAAGAGAATATTTTGTGGGTTCGTGATTGGTCTCAAGGGTGTGCAAGTTTTGGGGAGCACGGTGAGTGGAAAGATAAACTCCAAAAATCCCACCCATCTTGGAATTCCATATTACAAAAAGCCAAGAAGTCTGGCGGAATGAACGCAAGAATGGAAACTTTGTAGTTTTTGTTGTTAAATACAATTTCTTGACTTATTAGAGATTTTTCAGTGGGGAGATTCATTTCTTCCCTTAAAATTAATAACTAAGATTGGCAATTACAAAATGGAATCAGATTTTTATACTTATGCATATTTGAGCAAAAAAGATGGCACTCCTTATTATATCGGAAAAGGTAGAGGCAACCGTGCATTTGTAAAACACAATAGAATTCCTGTTCCTAAAGACAGAAGTAGAACAATTTTCTTAAAAGAAAATATAACTGAAGAAGAAGCATTTCAGCATGAAATTGACATGATTAAATTTTATGGTAGAAGAGACTTAGGAACGGGAATTCTATTGAACAGAACTGATGGTGGGGAAGGAGTTTCTGGTTGTTCTGAAGAAGAAAGAAATAGGCGCAAAGAAAATGGAAAAACCTGCCATATTCTTGGAATTGGATTTCATGCATTAACAAAAGAAGAAAGAATTGAAATCGGAAAAAAGGCCGGCAAAAAAGGCGGAAAATCATCTTACGAAAAAGGTGTTGGAATTCATGGTCGTTCTAAAGAGCAAAAGTCAGAAGATAGCAAGAAATCTGGAAAATCATCTTACGAAAAAGGTATTGGAATTCATGGTCGTTCCAAAGAGCAAATGTCGAAAGATAGCAAAAAAGGGGGTAAAATAGCAGGAAAACTAACTTATGAAAAGGGAATTGGTGTTCATGGGTTATCAGAAGAAGAGCGAAAAGAAAATTCCAAAAAAGGTGGCAAAATAGCGGGAAAATTAACTTATGAAAAAGGTGTTGGAATTCATGGTCGTTCTAAAGAGCAAAAGTCAGAAGATAGAAAAAAAGGAGGAAAATCTGCACACGAAAAAAGTCTTGGTGTTCACGCACTTTCAAAAAAAGAATTAAGTGAGGCCGGAAAGAAGGGCGGAAAAAAGGAGGAAAAACTGCTTACGAAAAAGGTGTTGGACTTTATGGGTTAACAGAAGAAGAAAAAAATAAAAATCGTACAAAAGGTGGAAAAGTAACAAACGCCCAAAGATGGCAATGTACAGTGACCGGGCATACTTCAACTCCAGCTGGACTTACCAATTACCAAAGAGCTAGAGGAATTGATCCATCCAATCGAATAAGAATCTAAATAAGATGAAAACAAAATTAACAACTTCAGATACTGTATGGCAAGAAGGAAAAAGACCACAAACGACTATCAACCCATTGGAGTTGGTATGACAGCTAAACAGATGAAAAGAAAAAAACCAATAAATTCTGACTTACTTCTTGACATTGAGCCTATTACTGATAATCAGAAAAGGTTATTCGAGTATTATGACGAAGGAAAAAACATATTTGCTCATGGAGTGCCGGGCACTGGCAAGACTTATGCTCTACTTTATAAAGCACTCAAAGAAGTTCTAGATGAGAGGACTCCTTACGAGAAAATTTATATCGTAAGGTCTTTGGTGCAGACTAGAGAGATTGGTTTCCTTCCTGGCAAAGAGGAAGATAAAAAATCTCTTTTCGAAATCCCATATAAGAACATGGTAAAATACATGTTCCAACTCCCATCAGACGATGACTTCGAGATGCTCTATGGAAATCTTAAGGCACAAGAGACCATAAGTTTTTGGTGTACTTCTTTTATTCGAGGAGTTACACTTGACAACTGCATCATCATTGTAGATGAGGCGCAAAACTGTTCTGGGCATGAGTGTTTCTCTGTTATTTCTAGGTGTGGCATGGACACTAAGATCATGTTTGCTGGTGATGTTGAGCAGAGTGATCTTGTCAAAATGAGTGAAAAGAATGGAATCATTGACTTCCTAAAAATCATTGATGTTATGCCTTCTTTTAAAAAGATTGAATTTGGCGTTGATGATATTATTCGTTCGCCATTGGTTCGAGAATTTGTTATTGCTAAACATTCACTTGGTCTTTGATTTTTTTGCTAATGTTACATAAGTTCGTCCACAAATCCATAGAAGTTCCTGAATTGGAAAGATTTCATGTAGATGGAAAAAGATTCTATCGTAAGAAAGATTCTGAAGATCTAATGAATTTTGTCTCCATTACTACAGTTACTTCTCATTATAATAAAGAAAAATTTGCTAAGTGGAGATCAAAAATTGGAGACCAAGAGGCAGATCGTATAATCAAAGCATCAACTTCTCGTGGCACCCAAATGCATTCTCTCGTTGAGCATTACCTAGGAAATCAAGAACTACCAAAATCTGCCCCACTTCCAAAACTTCTTTTTGATATAGCAAAACCAGAACTCAATAAAATAAATAATATATTGGGTATCGAAATTCCTTTATATAGTGAATATCTGGGGATTGCTGGTACATGTGACACGATTGCAGAATATAATGGAGTTCTTAGTATAATAGATTACAAAACGAGTTCTAAACCTAAGCCGAGAGATTGGGTAGAATCGTATTTTGTCCAAACGACGGCATACTCATGCATGTTGTATGAAATGACAGGAATAATGGCAAAGCAACTCGTAATCATAATGTCCTGCGAAAACGGAGAAATAATCACTTATGTCGAAACTGACATCGAAAAATACATTCGACTTCTAGTAAAATATGTAAAAAAATTTACCCAAGATAAACTAAAAGAATATGAATCACTCCGATGAATTGAAAAAAGAATTCCAGAAAAAATTCTTATGTCAAGATAAATTTGCACAAGAAATAGAAACCCTGGTAAAAGAAAATCCAGAATATAATTACATTACTGCTATTGTGCAGTATTGCGAAATGAATAGTATTGATGTCGAGTCAATTTCTAAGTTAATTTCTAAACCACTAAAAGAAAAGCTTAAATGTGATGCAATTGAATTGAATTTTCTCAAACAGACATCAAAAGCAAAACTACCTTTATGACCAAAGTGACTCCTCATGAGACCTATAAAACTTATCTCGCATTAAAGAATCATTTTTGTAATGATTCTTATGATTACCACAAATATTGCGGCAAAATAAAAGCATCTCTCCAATCCTTCCATAAGAGAAAAGATCGATTATTTTTCGAGAGACTTTCTAGACAAAAAAAGGATAATGAAATTGTAGATTTCTTCGTCTCAAATTTTGTTTCTTCTACTGATCCATCTACTCTTTGGATTGGCGACATCATAAAAAATGGAGACGAAAGGTACTCAGAGTGGAAGAAAAATAGACAGTCTCTAACATATGTCTTTCAAAATGATCTAAAGAGTCTGACAGAAGAACATCACATCTTGGAGATTCTAAAGATTAATGGTAACAGTCATCCAAAATTGCTCAAAGAATATTTGTCTGGTCGTATTTTTTTGGAAACTATGGTAATATTGGATAAAATGTTACATTATAAAGAAAAGTTTGATGAGAAATTGATTGACCCCATTTGGGAATCGGTTTCCAAGAAAATTAAAAATTACTCTCCATTCCTGGACATTGATATTAATAAATATCAGAATATTTTAAGAAAAGTATTATTGTGACATTTTTTAATTCGGACATCGTAAAAAAAGAATTAGAAGAGATTGGAGATCTACAAGAAAAAATCTCTTCTAATGTTTTTTCTTTTGAAAGAATGAGTAGAGAAGAAAAGATAGAGCACATACAACTACTTGAAAGTCTGCTAGAGAAACAGCAGATCTTATACACAAGACTTAGTTTATCTGATGATCCAGATGCAATTCAAATGAAATCTAGATTAGAAGAATCAATCAAACTTATTGGCATCCCGACTGGAATTCAAATTGGAGATGTGTTCAAAAACATGATCAGCATGATCGAATCGGCTAAACAGCAGTTGCAAGACGACTGAACCTGTGCTATAATACTCTCATGGGCTTGGGAACCCTGAAGTCGCCCATAATCCACCGTATCTAGCGTAATATGAATTTCAAAGATCTTAAGAAGCAATCTTCACTCGGTAGCCTAACCGAAAAGCTAATCAAAGAAGCAGAAAAAATGGGCAATAATGGAGGAGGAGATAATCCAAATCTATTCAAACTGGAAACAGACAAAGCGGGTAATGGTCGTGCTGTTATCCGTTTTCTACCTGCACCACCGAATGAAGACCTTCCTTTTGTGAAGCTGTATAATCATGGCTTCCAAGTTAATGGCCGTTGGTTCATTGAAAATTGCCCAACAACTCTTGGCGAAGAGTGTTGTGTGTGCGCGAAAAATTCTGAGTATTGGAACTCTGGACTAGATTCAGATAAAGAAATCGCACGAGCACGAAAGCGTAAACTCAGCTACTATACCAATGTTTACATCGTAAGCAACCCAGCAGATCCTTCCCTAGAAGGAGAAGTCAAGATCTTCCGATTTGGTGCCAAGGTATTTGATAAGATCAAAGCCTCAATGAAGCCAGAGTTTGAAGACGATCCTGTAATTGATCCTTTCGACCTGTGGACTGGTGCTAATTTCCGTCTTCGCGTCAAGCAAGTTGCTGGTTATCCTAATTATGATGACAGCGTATTTGAAGCTCCTTCTGCACTCCTTGGGGGCGATGATGATAAACTAGAAGAACTCTGGAGGACTGAGCACTCGCTCCAAGAACTAATCTCCCGAGATAAGTTTAAGTCTTCAGAAGAACTGACCAAGCGCCTTCAGTATGTACTTGGTTCTAAGCCAGTTTCTGAATCTGTCCGGGAGCAAGAAGAAGAACTGGAGTCTCTGGTACAATCTGCCGAAACTGACATCATGAAAGAGCTTGAAGAATCCTACACTCGTAGTAAATCTTCGGCAGTCGAAACTGACGAGGACGAAGATGATGCAATGGCTTATTTCAGTAAACTAGCTCAATAAACTGTAGGAGCCGCAAGGCTCCTTTTTACTGTTAACTAGAGAACACAAATGCAACAGTTTGATATATTCCCAATCGTAGAAGAAGATTTCATAAATCCTTATGCCCTAACTACTTTACTCAATTGGATTAAAAGCAGAGAACATTTATTTGAACAGCACAGAAGTAGCATTAAATACTGGGACAAAAAATGCATTTACTATAATGAAGAATATGTCCCAACAGATATTAAAGACATATTAAAACAAGTATGTCTTGGTATGAGGAAATATATACAAATAAATTTGACAAATTCCAGATATTTATATTCTGAGTTTCCACAGATAGTAAAATGGAAAGAGGGCGATGAAATGACTCCTCATGCTGATAATATAGAGCAAGACAACATAACACCTAATGCTTCTCCTTGGAGAGAGTTTGGAGGAGTTTTATATTTAAATTCTGATTTTGATGGGGGAGAAATATACTATCCAAATATTGGTATACAAGTTTCTCCGAAGCCTGGAATGATAGTTTTACATCCGGCAGGGATAAAATACACTCATGGGGTGACAAAAGTGACTCATGGAAAAAGATATACTATGTCATCTTTTTTTACCTACGATAAAAATTATGCCGGTTTTTTGTCAGAATAATTAAGAATATAGTCTTATGTTATCTCCTTTCTTTAGGGTTCTACTTACATATTGAGTAGAACCTTTTTTGTATTTCATGATTTCTTCCATATCATTAAACACCACATTCAAGTATTGTGGTTTCAGGACGAAAATATTTCTTTTATCTTCTTCGAGTTTGATTTCATATTCATAGTTTGTAATAGGGTTGAGTATACTAGAAGATGGTAGGGTTACTTCATTTTCTAAATTACTATCATAATATCTATAGTAATAAGTGTCTGAGTTTGTTA